CATATTTCTAGCAGTAGAAATAGATGCATTACTCATAACTAAAGCTGTAGTAGAGCCACTAGATAAAGTTATAGATTCAAAACCTGCTATTGCTTGTTGAACAAGTTCTAAATTTGTATTTGTTTTAGTTCCCCATGTACCGGCATTTTCACCGGTGGCCATTAGTTCTAATTTAAGATCTGATGAATATGTTGATGCCATAATTTGGTATTATACACTTTTTAAGCTGCCTTATCAACTTCTGTCCAAGTGTTAGAAACTCCTTTGTTTACTTCAGTCCATGTGTTGGTTACATCTGGATCTACGTTAGACCATGCTGTAACTAGTGGAGTATTAATAGATCCTGTTAATTGAATACCTGTTACATCTACTATTGTATTAAGGTCTATTGTTACTGAGGCTATTGAACCTGTTAACTGTGATCCTGTAACATCTACAGGAGTGTTAACATCAATTGTTTCTTCACCTAGACTAGCTGTTATCTGTGTCCCTGTAACACTAACATTTGCATCTCCAGTTACTTCTTGTACTGCACCTGCAGTCATTACCATGTCATGCTCGGTGACAACTACACTTACATTACCATCAGCACTTATAGAGTAAGTACCTAATGATAAACCTAGTTGTGATCCCGTGACCGATACTGTTGCATTACCTACAGGAGTTTCTTCTCCCATAGACATTGTTAATTGTGAACCTGTTACATCAACAGGTGTATTTAAAGCTGTAGTAACTAATCCAATATTAGCAGATAATTGAATACCTGTGACATCAATATTTGCATTTGCAGTTACTGTTGAAGTTCCAATCGAGGTATTAAGCTGAATACCCGTTACGGCAACACTTGCACCTGCTCCACCTTCTGCTGCAAAAGGTGCTTCGGAAAATGTTGTTATTCCAAAAGCCATCTATTAGGCTCCTGGTTTAGTTGGCCATGTGACTGAGTTTACGTCTTCTATCTCTTTTTTAAAACCACTAAAAACATTTTTATAATTATTAAAATTCATTTTTTTTTGTGTTTTATATTCATTCTTAAAGACAAACTTTTTAATATTTAAAAAATTGTAAAGTTCTTTGATTGTATCATAATTAAATAGTTGTTTGTATTCTATTTTAAATACATCTTTATTAATAAAACTTTTAAATTGTTCATACATGGCTTGTATAAAATTTTCGTTAGAGTATTTATTATTAGATGTTTTTATCATCATATAATTTTTTTCTGCAAAATTGTTTCTTATCTGTGAAATAAATGCTTCTCTTAAATCTCTATACAGATAAATAATAGGTATATCTAATTTAATAAATTTTGGAAAATGAACTAAGTAATTATTCCACACAGAAGTTCTTACTTTTAAACCATTATCTTCTAACTGATTTGCAAGATAATGAGTACCACAACCACCAAAAGAAATAACACAGCAATTCATCTGTTCTAGTTGTATTGATTTTTTAATATAATTTTCTATCATGCTAAACTTGGTTTTGTTATTACTGTTGTTTCATTAACCAATACATTACCACTTTCAAATGTAATATCTCTTGGTTCATTTTCAGAGTAAGTTGTTGGTATATTTCTTAATGAAGTTCTATAAGTTTGAAACTCTGTTCTTTTAGCATCAGTTATAGGATAATCTGAAACCATATAAATATCAGTATCTTGAAGTAAATAATTTCTTTCAACTCTTACTCTTTCCCAAGAATTATTATAAGCGTCTAATTGTTCTTGTTCTAAAGTTTCTCTTTGTTGTTTTTCACTATCAAATTTATTTGAAATTAAATTTATTTCAGATTCAGATATGTTTTCGATTACTCTATCATTATCTTCTTTCCAAGAATTACCATCTGTATCTATTTGATAACATCTAATATTTGAATAATTATCTAAAAAACTTTGATCTGTTATTTTTTCAACTACCTTGTCCTTAATAATAATTTTATCCTGTGGTATAAAAGTAATAATCATTTTTAATCCTATGTTTTAATCATAAATTTTAAAGCTATATATGGTGGGAAAGTATTGAAAGCTGTTGAACTTCCAGCGTTTCCAACATTTTTAGCTGTTTGATAAGCTAATTGTCTTCCTTGAACAGCATCAGTATTAGCTTGTGATGCAGTATAATTTGTAACAGAATAACTATGGTCATGTGTTGCTAAGTTTGTTTCTGCTAGTGTAACAGATGTTGAACCAGCTTTTGTTCCTAACGCTTTTGAACCAGAAACTCCTATTGGGTGGTTGTCTTGTAAGTCTGGTAAATTAAAAGTAGAAGAACCATCACCACTTCCATAAGTCGTTCCAACAACTCCAAATAAATCAGCATAAGTTGTTCTCGATACTGCTGAACCATCACAATCCAAAAAACCTGAAGGAACTGTAGAACTAGAAAAAGACATAATACTTCCTGTATTAACTGCTACATTATTAGAACCTATTCTTGTTATTGCCATCTACGCTCCTATCAACGCTTTAATTTCTGCGTCGTCCAATCCTAAATCTCTTAGCTTCTGTTTACCAGATGTTTTTTTATCTATTGCTGCTTGTTCAGCATCTTTTAATTCTTGTATCTTTGCATTTACTTCTGCTTCAGTAGGTTTTGTAATTGAACTGTCATGCACAATAATATTTTCATAAGTCATTCTTTGCTCGTTAGGAATTTTATTTCCATCATCATCTGTTTTTCTCCAACCAAACCATTGACCAGTGTGCATTTGTGCCAAAGCTGTTCTTAACCAATCTTGTTCGTTCATTCTATGTATCTCCTAATCTAAAAAATCTCATTGCAGTTAAATCTCTTGTTGTGTTTGCCATTGTTTCAAGACTAGCACTTCCATTTATTCTAAATCTAACTTTTTGATTTGAAGTATCGGTAATATCAAATAACGCATCTGTATAAATATGTTGATATGTTGTATTGCCTCCTGTTTGTTGAATAAATGAAGAAGCTTCACTTTGATAATCATAACTAGAGTTATTTGTAGTAGATTCAATAATAGCTGAAAAAACTCTATCATCTCCATTTAATTTAAAACTTGCATTAAAAGTTACATAATAAATTCCTGTTGATGGAAATGTAAATACACCAGAACTTTCTGTCATTTGAGAACCAAAATAACTTAAAGCTGGAGCAGTATCATTTCTTTCTAAATTTGAAGATATTGGATGACCATTACCTGTAAAATCAACTGTTAATCTCCAGTTATCTGCCATTGTAATTCCACTAATTAAAGCAGCACCATCATTTTGTAATGTTCCAATAATATTTGTAGTATCCCCACTCTTACCAATAGTAATGGTATTAGCATTCTCATTGATAATGTTATTGCCTGATGTATCTTGTATCTCGTCTACTTTTAATATACTGCTCATAATTTAAACGCCTCTATTTCATCATCGGTTAATCCTAATGCTCTTAATTTAGCATTTGCTGATTCTTTGTCAGCTATTTTTTGTGCTGCTGCATTAGATAATTCACTAATAGCTACTTTAATCTGTTCTTTAGTAATATTAGTTGGATTATTGTCATGCCAAATAATTTCACAAGTATCAATATCATTACCATTAACAGTAACTTCTGCATCTGATTTAATTTTTAATATTGCTTCTGCTATCATCCTGCTATCTCCACTGCTGTAATCATTGAATCTGTATTTGAATTTGCATTAATATAGAATGTATTTCCACTATTTGTAGAAAATTGTAATTTATAAGTTGTTGCTGATGTGGTAGCTGGAGAGTCTAAATACATTGCACTTACAGTTCCAACATTATTATAGTTAGCTGCACCTGTATAACCTATTTGACCGCCAAGTTGTATTAATTGTGTAGAACCTCTCAATAAAACCATTGTTCCAGAAACAGCAGAGTCATTTCCTTTTTGAGAATCGTTTGCATGAACAAAAACTAATACTTTGCTTGAAGTAGAACTAGGTGTTATTGAAACTGATGCACCAGAAACATCTACTAAAGATGTTGAAGTTGTAGTTTTTGCACCAGTAAAAACTGTTTGAACAACTTGTAAAACTTTACCCATTCCTGACATAGTAACACCAGAAGGAACAGAAACAGTCTCCCCAGATTGACCAAGTGTAATCGTCCCTGATCCAGAGCTCGTTGTTATTGTTCCTACTTTTAATGTTCCGTCTGCCATAATTTTCCTATGTAATTAATTTAAATCCTGTAAAAAATGTATCAAAATCTGAACTACCAGTAATTGATCCAGTTCCACCACCATTATCTTGATAGTAAGCATAAACTTCTATGTAATCACTTACTGCTAAATCTAAAACACAATTAACTCCTTTACCTTCAGCAATATTTGATCCATTTGCTGGAAAATGTATAGCTTGTTTTATATTACTTCCATTTTTAGTAAATCTCATTCCAGTTCCTAAAAGTGTAGCACTTCCACCAGCAGAATTAATTTTTGCAAAAGTAGTAAAAAAATACTTTCCAGCTTCTCCAGCAGGTACAACAAATTTATCGTTAGTTGCATCATAACCACCACCTACATCAAATAATTCAGTATCAAATTGAACTTTAGTCCAACCACCACTTGTTAAACCAGTTTGATTAGATGATGCTCTTGCATCAAAAGATGGAGTGTTAGTTCCACCAAAACCAGATTGAGTACCGTTGTTTGTAATCGTTACTCCAGAGGGAATAGTAATATCCGTTGCATTCGTACCACCTAATGTAAGATTAGTACTTCCTGAAATTGTATCAATTGTATTTGTCTCTAATTTACTCATTATAAAATTACGAATGTACTCCCTGATGGAATCGTGATTGTACCTGATACCGTTACAGGACCTACTAACGCTCCATTGTTTGAACCAGTCATATTAATATCTGACCAGGTCTGATTATTTTTTACAAAAAAGGTAGAACCTAATGAACCCGCAGATACCGATCCATCGGATGGAGTTCCAATGTCATACACATCTCCCAATACTGTTCCGAAAAAAGTATCCGAGCTTGCAGGGTTACTAGTAAAAGTAATTTGACTGCCCGTTATCGTATATGCAGTTTGAGGCTCTTGGATCACTCCTGAAATAGAAATAATACAATTAGCTTCGTTTTGTGGAGATATAGCAGTCCCGTTGACCGTTAAATTAAACGGCCCTGGTGTTGATCCTGTGAACGAACTACTAATGTCGTCCAATATACTATATCGACCCGATTGAGGGGCCTTTCCAACGTAAGCCAATTGTTAATCTCCTTATTCAGTTGGGATCGGGTTTGCAGTTTTAACAGCAGCTACATGATCTTTCCATGTAGTAGTACCATCAATTGAATCATGGTACTGCATGTCTAACTGTGAACCTAGATCACCGTAGGCGTTTCTTCTTGTAGCTCTTACAGCAGCTTGTCTTTCAGACAAGTCAGCAGCAGAATCTACAGCGTTCAGTTGCTCTGCAGTCGGTTGCGCTACACTTGAGATATTCCATTCCTTGATGTAGGGTCCCTGACCGTTTGAGTCATCCTGAAGCAAAACGTCAGTCGTAAAGTCAACAGAAGCAACACCATTATTTGATGCGTACTGTTTGATTTTGCTTGAAAGTGATGCCATAGTTTTTGTCTCCTTTAGGTTATTATATATTATTCTGATGGATTATCAATAACAGCGTTACCTGCTGAAATCCATTCTTGTATTGCTTGGTAATCTGTGTTTGCTTCGTCTAGTGGTACAAAATATTCTTGATTATTAATTGTCATTTTATAACAAGCAAATCCAAATCTATCATAACATTTTTCTACGATCATAATTCAGCACTCCCAATTAAGGCTGCGGTTGAATCATTTCCAGCATAAATTATTGCAGCAGAACCCTCTGTATTTGAAAAAGAAGATTGAGTTCCCCAAGCTGTTGGATTTGTTCTTTGTGAACCTATTGACCAAGTACCTGAACCAGTACCAGCTTCATAACTCCAAGTTCCACTTATACTCATTGTTGGACTTGCTCTCATTGTAATTGGATGATAACCTTGTATCATCATATCAGAAGCTCCAATTTGCATACCTTGTGCAAGTGGTCCATAAGGATCTGTTGAAATTCTTTTATAATAATATCTATAACATCTATTTAAATTCACATCATAAGGCAAGAACTCAAAATCAGATGCTGATGTTCCAGCTTCTAATTGTACTCCTGTAACATACCATTCGTTTGATGTGCTATCTGCAAGATTAACTTGACCTACTGCTCTGTTTGCGTTTGTTGCAGAGTTCCAAGATGTATTTAAAGTTCCAGATGTAAAATCACTTCCAGCAGATAAATGAAAAAATAATCTTAAACTTGCTCCGTTGTCATTATCAAATGCACCTGTGGTATCTCCAGCATAAGTAATAGTTTTCTTTTCCCAAGTATCAGCAGATGAAATTGTATAAGATTTTGAAATTTGTCTTGTGTTATCATTATCATAAAGTTCACAAATATATGTTCCTGTTTTATTTGATCTTACCCAAAATGATATTGTTAAACTTTCAGCAGATGATGTGCCTTTTTTTAAATATTGTAAATTTTGACCTTCAACTTGTTGTTCAAAAACTAAAAAATCTCCAGCAGCTAATGAACCATTAGCAGTTGTACAATCATATTTAACTGATTTTGCAAAACCTTGACCACTTGGTACTTCAGTTGATTGTGAAATAGTCCAAGTTCCAGCTCCAGTCATATTATTTCTAAATCTATCTACAGGATAAGTTCCATTACCAGCAGAAACGCTACTGAAAGAAGTTCCTCTTTGAGCAATACTCATATCACCATTGATGATGATGTTTCTGAAATTTACATTATCAGCAACCAAACTTTGTGGTAGTTGGTTCTCTACTTGGTTTGCTAAATCTACTTTACTTAATGCCATAATTTAAACTCCAATTAATTTGTATCCTTCAA